AGATGATTGACGATGAAGTAGAGATGGATGAAGGTGGTTACCTTGAACGCGCCATCAATCGTGAAGAGCCAATCAATCGTTTTGAGTCTCTACTACAGTTTTTGTTCAAAGATAAAGACGAATATGGTGAAACACCTATTGATCGCTACAAAGAGCAGATGGGTGACGATGACATGGGTTTCTTCGAGAGCTTTATGGGTAACCCTATTGAGCGTGGTGAACGTAAATGGGGTAAAAAGGGTTACGCACCCGGGGGTGATGTAACAGCTACACCAGTACCACAAAACCCATTTAGCCCTACAGGTTCTACTGGTGGATTCGAGATTAAAGAATACGTGAATGATGCTGGTGAGGTTATGTACATTCAGTTTATGAATGGTCAGCCTATGACGTTTATCCCACAAGGATTTAAACCTAAAGGTACAGCAGCAGAGCAAGCAGCTACAGGTGAAGGTGTAGCAGTAGAGGCAGCACCATCAACAGCACCAACAACAGCATCAACAACAGCATCTGATAGTGGTAATGATTATGACTCAGGTGCAGAGATGAGCAAAGTGGATGAAGCCTTTACACAAGGTGCATCAGCTACAGATTGGACTAAAGCATCAGTAGATGACTTTGCTAAAGCTACAAAAGCACTAGGCTCTTCAGGATTTCTAGGTACTTTAGCGGGTGCTGTGTTACCCGGTGCTATAGGTATCGCTGCAGGTATTGGTTCCAAGAGCCAAGCACGTGTTAAAGCATATGATATGATTGATGGTATTGCTTATCAGCTAGAGAGTATGGATAAGAATGACCCTAGCTATAAAGCACTATCAGAACAAAAAGCAAAGCTACAGGAAATCGTATCAACAGGTGATGACGGTACGTCTGATGATGGATTTCTTGGCAAGTCTGGCATCTATGGTGGTGCATCTAGTATGTATGAGCGTCTAGATGACACAAGTGGCGATGGTAAGGTATCATTTGCTGATACATGGTTAGGTGACTTACTTGGTGCAGACGGTAAAGCAGGTGTACAAGGACCAAGCTTGTCTGAGTCACGCGCAGGTGCAAGACGTAGTGGTTCGTTTGGAGCTTACGAAGGTGATCGTGACAGAGCAGCAGAGCGTATGAAAGCACGTGAAGCTACACCATATGAAAAAGCTATGGCTGCAGCAGCAGCAGCACCTGCAGGTTCAGATGAACAACAAGCAGCTTATGGTGATGCAGCATCAGCCGCTACAGCATCTTGGCAAGCAGCTACAAATGCAGCTAACTCTATCAAAGATAAATCTTCAGCAGACTACCACAAAGCTATCAAAGCACAGTCTGAAGCAAGTAAAGCAGCTACAGCAGCTATTAAAGCACGTACTGCAGCTAAGAACAGCAACAAGTCTAGCAGTAAGAAGTCTAGCTCAATAGGACAAAAGGCTTCTAATAGCTGGAAGCAAACACAAGACAAAAACTATGGCATGATTTAATGCTCGGCCCTGATCCGATAATCATATAATAATAAGGCTACCCGGTCTACTTGACTGGCCCCACATAAAGGAGTATAAAAATGTCGGAAGCCCAACAAGTTGATATCAAAACAGAGATCATCAACGCAGCACCTCATAAGCGTAACCAAGCACGTATTGACGCAGATGAGGCAGAACTAGAAGCACTCAAAAAGCGTATGCGCGGTGAAGTCGATGAAACAGAAGAAGAAACCGACGATAGTGAACCCGATAGCCAAAGAGCTACGGACACCCAAGTACAAAATGAGAGTGTACCAGAACAAGAAACTAAAGCAGAGCCAGAGGGTGAAGCACAAGAAGATGATTCTGGATTAAGCGCAGAAGAAAAGACTTTCAAGCAGCGTTACGGTGATCTACGCCGCCACATGCAAGAGAAAGAAAAAGAGACTGCAGCTAAACTTGAGAAGCTACAGCAGCAGCTAGAAGCCTCTACAAAGAACGAGCTTGTACTACCAAAGTCTGAAGAAGAGATTGATGCGTGGGCAAAGCAGTATCCTGATGTAGCAGGTATCATTGAAGCTATTGCTGATAAGAAAGCTACAGAACGTGCATCTGAACTAGATGGTCGCTTAAAAGAGATCGAAGAGATGCGCACTACTGCACGTAAGGAAAAAGCTGAAGCAGAATTGTATAGCTTACATCCTGACTTTGCAGAGATTCGTGCAGATGATGCATTTCATGATTGGGCTAAAGAACAGCCTAAAGTCGTACAAGACGCACTATATGATAATGTAGATGACGTTAAATCTGTAGCACGTGTACTTGACCTTTACAAAACAGACAAAGGTATCAAGACAAAGCGTGTAGCTACAGAGGACAAGAGCGCAGCTTCGTCTGTAAAGGCACGTAAAGCTGCACCTATTGATCCAGATGACTCTTCACGTTACTTGCGAGAATCACAGGTAGCAAAGATGTCTATTAAAGAATATGAGAAACGCGCTGAAGAAATCATGGAAGCGCAACGCTCTGGCAAGTTTATTTATGATATGTCAAAAAGATAGTTGACAAAGCTTACATCATAAGTAAAACTATAGCATATACACAACACAAAGTGTGTATGCTTTTCACAAAAGCACTAGCCACAACAAAGAACTACCTCAACATATAGGCCCAGCGCAGATAGGGCGGCCACCCTTGAAGCATAGCTGACTACCCTAACATGAAGAGCCTCTTTAGTGGATATCGTGTTAATCGTAAACGCCATATCTATAAGGAGAATTAACTATGGCTATTACTTCCGCATCAGGCGGTTTCGACGGTAACTGGAGTCCAGTAATCTATTCGAAACAGGCACAGATTGCTCTACGTAAATCTGCTGTCACAAACGCAATCACAAACAACTCTTACTTTGGTGAGATCGCAAACCAAGGTGACGTTGTTCGTATTCAAAAAGAACCAGACGTAACTGTTAACGCTCTACAGCGTCACACAGCTATCTCTGTTGAGAAGTTGAACGATGAAGACTTCTCTCTAACAATCGACAAAGCTAACTACTTCGCATTCAAAATGGATGACATCGAAGATCAGTTTGCAAACGTTGATTACGTTAGCCTAGCTGCTGATCGTGCAGCATATAAAATGGCTGACGCGATGGACGCAGACGTATTGTCTTACTTGTCTGGTCACACAACAGCAGGTGTTAAAATCTCATCAACATCTGGTGACGCACAGCATGACACAGCGGCTAACCTAACAGGTGAATTCCTGTCAGCTAACCACCTAGACATGTCTGACATTGGTCACATCACAACTACAGCATCAGCTTCTACAACTGGTGACTCTATCCCACTAGCATCACGTCTACCGGGTGCTACATCCTTGTCAACTACAACGACTTCACCTTTGACTGTTGTTGCACGTATGGCACGTACTATGGACGTTGCAAACGTTGACTCACGTGGTCGTTGGCTTGTTGTTGATCCAGTCTTTATGGAAATCCTAAAAGACGAAGACAGCCGCGTATTGCAAGCTGACTGGGGTGGGACTGGCCTAATGAATGGCTTGGTATTGAACAACCTACACGGCTTCCGTGTTTATGTTTCAAACAACCTACCAGCTAAAGGTACAGGTGCAGGTACTTCAGGTACAACAGCGCAGGATGACAACTACGGTGTTATCGTAGCAGGTCAGGACGAAGCAGTAGCTTCAGCGGAGCAAATCAACAAAGTTGAGAACTACCGTGACCCTGATTCATTTGCTGACATCGTTCGTGGTATGCACCTTTATGGTCGCAAAATTCTACGCCCAGAAGCACTAGTAACAGCACGTTACAACGCTGCTTAATTAGCATAAGCTTTGGGGCTGGTCAAGTACTGGCCCCTTTGTGCTTTTAACTCATAAGGACATTTCCAAATGGCAATCACTACGGCAATGTGTAACAGCTTCAAGCAAGAGCTTCTTGGAGGTGTTCACGATTTAGATACGGACTCTTTGAAAATCGCACTTATCAAAGATACTCCGTCAGGCACTTATGGTGCTGCTACAACAAACTACTCTGACGTTACAGATAACTCCGACGAAGCGTCAGGTACAAACTACACAGCAGGTGGACAGGTTCTAGACGGTGCAACTATTACACTATCTAGCGGTACAGCTTTTGTTGACTTTACCGACGAAGTATTTACTAACCTAACTATCTCAGCAGATGGTGCTATCATTTATAACTCATCACAGGGTAACAAAGCTATCGCAGTATTTGACTTCGGTGGTACAGTTACAGCTACCTCTGGTGACTTTACGGTTGTATTCCCAACTGCAGATAGTTCTAACGCTGTTATCCGCATCAGCTAATAAGGTATTCGCACAATGGCATTAGTTATTAAAGATCGTGTTAAAGAAGGTACTACTACCACAGGCACAGGCGACATTAGCCTAGCAGGTGCAAGTGCTACCTTTGCTACGTTCCAGTCACATATGACAAATGGAGACACAACATACTATGCCATTGTGCATACCTCTTCTGGTGTAGACGAATGGGAAGTTGGTATTGCTACGTGGAACACAGGTAACACCCTATCACGTACTACAGTAATCGACGGCTCCAATGGTACTTCTGCTGTTAACTTTAGTAGCGGTACTAAAAATGTATTTATGGTTACCCCTGCAGACAAGACTGTTCTTAAAGATGCAAGTGGTAATCTAATCTCTGTTAATCTATCTAACTTCGATACAGATGATCTAGCAGAAGGTTCTAACTTATATTTCACTACAGCACGTATTGACGCACACCTATCAGGCGGCACAGGCGTAACATACTCTTCTGGCGCAATCTCTATTGGTCAGGCTGTAGGTACATCTGATAACGTAACATTCAACAACATTACATCAACAGGTACAGTAACTCTAGCAGGTGATCCGACTTCGGCATTACAAGCTGCGACAAAAGAGTACGTGGATACGATTGCTGCTGCAGGTATTCACTACCATACTCCTGTACGTGTTGAATCACCTAGCGCACTAAACGCTACATATGACAACGGTTCTTCAGGTGTAGGTGCTACTCTTACTAACGCAGGTACACAGGCAGCTATCACTATTGACGGTGTGGCACTAAGTTTAAATGACCGTGTATTGGTGTATAACCAAACTAACGCAGCACACAACGGTGTATATACAGTTACTACTGTAGGTGATGGTTCCACTAACTGGGTACTTACACGTGCCACAGACGCAGACAGCTATGGTGCCTCAGACCCTAATGCTATGGGTGAAGGTGATGCATACTTCGTCAAAGAAGGTGACACAGGGGCTGGTGAACTATATGTGATGAACACTAGCGGTACTATCACGTTTGGTACTACTAACATCACATTCACAGTTATTGCTGAGACAGCCGTATACAGCGCAGGAGATAGCCTAACACTTACAGGTACTACCTTCGACACAGTACAGGATATCCGCACTACAGCAAGTCCTACATTCGCTGGTGTGACTGCTCCGCTTACAGGTAATGTAACTGGTAACGTAACTGGTAACGTCACAGGCAACGTGACAGGTGACTTAACTGGTGATGTAACAGGTAATGCTGACACAGCTTCAGCACTAGCTACAGCACGTACTATTCAGCTATCAGGTGACGTAACAGGCTCTGTATCGTTTGACGGTTCAGGCAACGTTAACATGACTACTGCTGTTGGTGATGACTCACACGCACACGTAATCTCTAACGTAGACGGACTACAGGCGGCACTAGATGCTAAAGCAGATGATTCTACTACTATTACTGCAGGTGATGGTCTTAC